GGAATCCATCAACCCCCAAGTGCTTCGGTTGCATTTTGTGGTAATCCTCCTTGTTGTTGTTGCATCTGTTGTGCCATCTCAACTAACTGTTGCCTTTCATCAGCATCACGAATTAATTTATCAGGTACACCAAACTTCTTAGCAAGATACAATGCTGTTTCTTCTGAAGAAATTAATACATTCAATATTTCAGGACCAAATGTTCCTGATACTGTTTGTAAAAATCTATTTACAGAAACTATATCTTGATTGCTTTGTGCTTGTGCTAATGGAGACACACTTCGTATCTTTACTTCTCTTCCATTAACTGTTGGCATTTCAATACGACCTTGTTTTTTCAAAATATAAACTATTCTTTGTAAAACTGGTTGTACCATTTCTGCTTGTAGCCTACCAAAAGCAGAGCCAATCTTTCTTGATAAGTCAGCCATTCTTTCTGCTACCTCTGTTGCAGAGGCAGGTGTTCTATTAGGATCACCTAACATATCATTATACAATGCACGTTTAATATTATTTCTCATGTCATTTAAAACTAAATTAGCTACGTCAAATGAACCTGCTGTTCTAATTGGCTGTAGTCCTTGTGTATTAGGTGCTTTAGGAATGACAGTTCCGGGCAAAAGATTTATTGTATCTACGTTAATAACACCATCATCATCTATCTGATAAATACCTGATATAGCCATCTGTGCATTTTCTAATACAAGTTCTATAGTTAAGTTTGTAGTTTTAATTGCACTCAAAGCATTAACTGCAGGACCTCTGCCATAAACTTCACCTGATGCTTTACTCCATCTAAAAGCTATAAATGGATTAGAGCCAACACCTTCATACGTTTCCTGCATAATCATAACTTTGTCAGCTACATCTATAACCATATAAGAGTATCTTTCTTCATTTGGTTTGTCATATAACTTACAAGATACTTCAAGTATTTTAGTTTTTGATTCAGGATTATTTTGTATTCTATTTGCAATATTAGGAGATAAGACTGCATTAGGATAAGCAATCATAATATCTTCATTTTTCATCATACGTTCTCTATAGACATGATCTACCATGCCATCAGGTCCAGTATCTAAAACAACATGAGGCAAAGGTATAGATTGAAAACGAATAGGATTAACAGCATCACCTTCCATGAT